GCTGGGATGTGAGGGAATAGTTTAAGTACCGTATCCCTGTTGCCTACATCAATGTCAATGTCACTGGTAAACTTCATAAGCCTGCTTCCTTTAACAGATGCTTGCACCACTCTACATCACCCATGTAATCAGTAAATTTTCTATTCCAGTAGTCAGGATCGATCCAGGGGAGTATAATAGCAATTTGATCATCTGCAAGACTAGATAACCAATCCACGCCGGAAACACAATTAAACACAATCCAAGGACTAATGCGCCCGGTACTGATATGATGACAAATCCTATTAGCATTACCATACCGAAAATAGTCTTGGAATCCCGCAAGTCCCGAACCGTTGCTTGCATAATCTTCCATGGTTTTAAGAGCACGTTCAAGAGCATCTTGTACTGCCTCCTTTTTTAAATATTCACGCATCCACTCATCATAAAAAACATCTTTTGTCCAGTAGTCCAGTTTCTTGTTGTTTTTCAATAACCAGGTTGTGTAGTTTTGTATGTTGAGACATTTGATGTTGACACAGTGCCTACCAAATTTTACAAATGCCTTGTAGTATGGACTGGTTACAAAGTCTGCATAACTTTTGTTTTTTGCACTGCCTTGTGTTGTTTCAAAGAACTGCAAGTATGCTCGTAATCCAAACTGCACACCTGTTTCTTTTTCTTCCTGCCAACGTCGCTTGGGCTCGCAAAGATGAGCCGCAAGTGTTGATTCCTTGCGATAACTTTTGTCACAATACTTACAGGTGTAACTCATGTTTTCTTATATGTGTTTCCAAGTAGTTGTTTAACCATCCATGTTCACCAGTCAAGCGATGTCGTAGTTCTGGTTCGACATGTTCTTCGTCGGGTACGTATGGTACACCTGCTCGATGTTGTTCTCTGACTGCACACCACTTAAAATCACCTATGATATTAGGATGTTCTAAGAGTAATTGAACTCTTTTATTTTCTTCAGGTAACACGCCTTCCCACCAATGGTCTGCTTGTTGAAATATTATACAACTATGTCCTCGGTGTGTCAAACTATCAATCAACGACAACATTTGATACATTAAATTTTCTGTTCTATCAACTAGCGAATGTTTTTCGTATCGTTCTCGAAACAATACCCACTGCTTGGTTTCCCAATCGTTCCAACTTGATCTCCATCTGTTCTTGCCAAACTGTTGATTTTGTGGATTTGTCCATGCACCTTCCCATACTTCTTGCTCTGTATGTTCTGCTGGGTTATGATGACAAATAGGAAGTTCTTCTCTGCTAACAAATGTCATACCCAACACATACAAAGTTTTTTTGTTCGTTTCGTAGCTGTGTTTCAGTGTTGTTCTTATAATTCTACTGTTGGCGCTACCCGTGATGCTTAAACTATTACTGCTCGGTATCTGTAGAGCTCGGGCCAAGTCAGCATGGCCGTTGCCTTCGACGTAAGTGTGCATGTAACTGCAACCATTGGTAACCAGTTCAGTAATCATTTGAGTGCGTCTCGGATCTTTTTATCTTCCCAGCCGTTTGACTTAGCTAGTTCTTTAAGTTCTTTCTTGTCGCTAATTTCTGCCAGTGTTTCTAAATCATCATCTGTATAGTCTGGATAGAAGTTGCGCAAGAACTTAACCACCTTGTTGTTGTTAACACGTTTCTTTTGTTTGATCCATTCATGCCTATGTGTGCCCATACCCGGACTTACAGTTGTTGCCAACAGCCATTGCAGTTCTGGATACTTGCTTAGATCGAACCAATTCTTGTTTAATCTTTCGTTGCAACTCATTAGATAGTAACCCTGTAGTTCAGCACTGCCACCAACTGCACTGCCCCAACGAATCATGAGGAAGTTGCTGAACTTTTTGCGTTCTTCATCCGTGAGATCACTATAGAATGATCTGTTCTTGAGATCAAACTGTTTCATTTCATAAAATATGTCTAGTTTATTCATACTGGATGATGCATCACTGGTCCGTTGTTATCTTTTTTACTAAGTTCATACAGTACTTTAGCACGTTCTAGTGCTTCTTGCAAGGCAGGATTGTCCTTTGCGGCTTCAACTATTTTGTGCCAGTAATGCGATTCTTGTATCCAGTTGTCAACTGGGTATGTTCCTATCAATACTCTTTTGCTTTTTTCTCCAAGTGGTCTACCCCATATATTACCATATGTGTCATTTTCGTATATGTATTTGGTGCCTGTTTCTGTAGCTTCCCATTCAATTTGATCTTTTGGATCCATCTGTGTATTTCCTTGCAGGTTCTGTGACTATGTATCTACCAGTTAGCCTATCCTGGAAGCCCTCAATAACTTCGCGATGCAGTGGTAAATCTTCTAGCCCATAGTCGGGCGATGTACATTCGTAGTTGGTGTTGAACGTACTAGCAAAATAAACTTGCGGTATATCTATATCTTTAACACACTCATGCACAAATTTATGATGTATGTGTCCGTAGTCACCATCCTCATTGTGTGTGAGTATCAATTTGTATCCTTTGGCCAGATACTGTATTTTTGCAGTTGCTTCCTGGTCGTCAAATCCCAACTCGCCACGCTCCACATAACTATAATCGTCATGGTTGCCAAGGAAATAAGTATCAATGTTGCGCTTGCGCCAAAACGCTCTTACTTCACGTGCTCTGTCGTCCTTGTCAAAATAAGTCAAGTACATTATATCCCACTTGAACTCAGGATAATTGTGCAAGAACGGGTACCCAAATATTATACAATCATCTGGGTGTGCTACTATTAATAATGCTCTACCAACACTTTCCATAATCAACTATCTCACTTTGTCTTGATATATCTTTTACAAAATATGCACACTTTGGTTTTTGTACATTTGTTTCTAGCGGTATAGACAGCAGTTGACCTGGACGTAGTTTGGGGAAATACCATTTTACATCTTGGTATATATCCATTATTTCAATGGGTTCAAATCCTGGTCTATAATCTGTTAATGGATTAAACATGAATGCGCTGAATCCTCTATCGTTGATACTGGTCAATGGTATAACTTCAAGATCTCCCACATCTGGTTCTCCAATTAACACCTGCCAGTCCACAGGCATTTTTATTACACTCTCGCCTATCCGTAACACCAGTGCCGGGCTATTAAATGACTCAAGGAAGATCAACGGAATATAAAAGTAATCCGGATTCCGGGGATCACTGTTATCTAGCACAGCAAACCGCATGTCATCAATTTCTTCTGGTATTTCGTTAATCTCGTATGCTACGTTATCTAGTGTTAATATTCTCATTAGTAGGTTAATCTCCAGTTCTGGAAGCCATGGTCGTACCATATAGCAACATTTTTTGTTTTGTTTCTTGTGCGATCCAAGATAGTTTTTGCAGGACTACCCCATATAGTGTCTTCAACACGCATGTAGATATCGTCAATCATTTGTGCTCGCCATTTTAGCACAATAGCAAAGTCATTGTTCATGCACCAACGAGGCAAGTTACTTTCTTTTGCATTGTGAGTTATTTCAAATTTGATTTCATTTATATCTATAGTGGGGTCATTCAAGTCAACAACAAAAGGTTCGTGCTTATATTCACAATTAAATTTTAAGTCTATACCATCCATTTCAAATCCAGGCAATTGCTGAAACAGATTGTTTATCATGTTAAATCTGTACAGTGTACTGTCTGCAGGATGCTTCTCTTGAAATGTGTCGTTAATTGTTTTTTCGTATGTGTGGTCGATTTCAATGTCAGGTTGAAACTCAAAGGCTTCCGACTCAGCATAAACCAGCGGTAGTATAGGATGATTCTTGTAAACCTCTGCTGTCACTTCAATCTTCCCTGGAATAAAAGTTCCACCCCAGTGTTTAGCATGCTTGGACAAGTCAACAATATTCTCGTTAAAAATAGGATTACCAATTGTCTCTGAAATGAAATAATCTATATCGTCTGGAATATCCGCTCTGTCGCAACTTAAAAAGTTTTTGTTGATTACCTGTATGTTTGTAATGCCAAGTCGGATAATCATGTCTCTAGCATATTTTGCACGACCTGGATCCATTTCAACGCTGTAAACTTTCTTTGCTCCTGCCCTAGCGGCTAGTATGCTTAATAGTCCTGTGCCGGTACCTATGTCGCACACAACACTGCCGGATGCTACACGCTCTATTGCGGCTTTGTATGCTATGTTACGTCCAGTGTCGTTGATCATGGGCATGTAGATGCCGTTGTTTTTGAACCAATCAAAGTCATCCGATGATTGTGTTATGGTATTGTCAGTCATTTATTTTAAACCTGTCTCTTATAATATTCACATATCTATCTGCTAGATATTCTTGACTCTGGTCCGACCCATGGTACCCTGGATCTTCTCCTGAAAACGGGTACTCATTTGTAGCATACGCAGGTGTGTCTTCAAAGTCTAATGTTAAGCAACGATCGGGTATGTTCCGAGGGAAGTGGTCTCTGACCATGTCACTGGTCCATATATTGCATGCCACCAACAAGAAAGGAATACCTGCATGGTGCAATCTAAATATACCATCACTGATGATATATCTATCCTGTTGCAGTTTCCAGTTGCTGTCGTACATGTGATTTACATACTGTTTCACTGCCTTTGCTGTTGCCTTGTCCAACTTCTGGCTACGGTAATGGTGGTCATAGTTTTCTGCTAAACTAAAAATAGTTTCTGAAATCATTCTGTAGTTGTTGTTGCCCCAGTTGATATTGTCAACTCCTGCGTTAGTGTCATAGCCAGTGCCGTGATCTGTTTGCAGGTGTTGCTGTAGGTCACTGTTCCAGCCTTTGTTTTCGTTCTCGGGTGCTACATAGGGTGCGGCACTTCCTGGTATTTCCATCCTGTCATGGAACGTGGGTGCTACTATAGCAAAGTCTGGCTTTTGGCGTAGTATCTCATCTATCATTACACGTATGCCGCCATTGCTCATACCTTGACGTGCCAGATGTACCAAGTCCCAATCCAATTTAGCCGCTAGTTTTTCGCCCCAACTGGTTCCTACTAGTGCAGGGTCTGTACTGGGCGCACTGAAACTACACCCTGTAATTATTATTTTCTTTTTCATTTAACATTACCTGTATCATGTCATTTAATTCTAGAGCAAAACTTTTTTGTGTTTCAATATCGGTGTGATATATTGCTTGAGTTATTTTATCAGGATTCTTGTCGCAATATTGATAAAGTGTTTTGCCTATTCCATGTCTGTTAATTTCAATATATGGAATTTTTGAATTTTTGAGTTGTATTCTCCAAAATCCAAGTATCCAATTATCAATTAATTGTTTAAGTGGGCCGTCAAAAATTTCAGTAAAATAATTCTTAAGACTTTGTATTTTACTATCAGAATACTTTAACGGATTGTCTGGTCTAGGAGTCAAAATTGCTTGCCAAACGTCCGACATGTATCTTGCATTTGCGTTACCCACATATGGCGATCCATAACTGCTGTCTGACTCGTATGGATAAATTATATCTTTTAGCGAAACCTGGTTCACAAGACGATTGTTATATACAAATTCAGTTCTATTGAAGTCGGTAGTATTAAAAATAATTAAATCTGGATTCAATGTTGATGCCGTTTGCAATTGTAAACAGATAACTGTATTGCTGACTCCGCCGCGAGCTAAGTTGGTAACTTGATATTTATTGTCTAGTAGTTCCGAAAAATGCGTCATTGGATTTCCAGTATCTGCACTACAAAAACTATCACCACACACAATTATTTTTCTTATTGCCATTCTGTTTTCTCCACAGCAAACGGATAGTTTGCATCTCGATAAAATGCTTTACGTTTAGTTAAGTGTCTTTTTGCGAACTTACAGGTGCTGGTTATATCCCAGATCTGTACGAAGTCTTTGTCTTGGGCCTTACGAATACCCCGGCCAATGCTTTGAATAACACGTACAAAACTCTTACCAGGTTCAATGAGAACAAGATTAAAAATACGGGGAATGTTAATACCAACACTAGCAACACCGTAAGTGGCGATAATGATCTTGCCTTCTGCTTCTGCCACTTCATCATAATGTTCTTTTCTTTCCCCTGCTTTGGTTGATCCTGATACAAACACACTGTCTGGTAGTCTACTGGCTAGTTCTTTACCTGCGGATATTCTGTCTACTAGAATAAGTGTGTTGCCTGACTCATTAATAGTAC